ATGGCAGTAATACGATTGCTGCTAACCCCGCCAAAAATAGACCCACTAATGAGTCCATTAAAAATGTAGGATCCTGTATCAATGAATCTTTCAGTCTCATCAATATCTGACGCAATCTGCGTATATTCATCTCCTATCTCTTTTACTATTTCTTTTAAAAAATCCATTATACAAAAAATGATTCAAGGTTTACAGTTCTCTCAGCCTGCCATCCAATGGAGTCGAGGATAATCTTCAGAGGTTCAAGGAACGACTTCTCAAATTGTAGATCATAATCTATATATTTGTCAAGGTTAAGTTCCTCTGGAAATTGTTGAATGAATGATATTACATTCTCTTGGATTGGATTTGGTCTTTTGAGATAACAAAATTTAATCTTCTCACCATTATTAATCAAAGAATATTTTTGTGTAAGTTTATTCTTCTTGACATAATGATTGAAGAGAAGGGCGCCACGAGCATGAATCGGTGTTCCCTTTTCATAGATCGCATTGACACTCTTATATTTTTTCACATTACTCACAGTTCTTGGAAATGATATCTCCTCTGGTGGTAACGATCTAAACTTAGTTCGACAGTTTTCAATGAAGTCAATTACATCATCCTCTGTCTTTGTCATGATCAGTTTAAGAACATCTTTGATCATTTGACGACAAGGTGCAGGCGTTGAAGATTTGACTGCTTCAATACCCATCATCTTGAGTTTAGGTTCTGCATAACGAACACCTTCACTATCCCAGACATTCAAGATGTATCTTTTCTTGGCAGTCCAGATTCCACGATCAGCAATGTTCTCACGTTTCATAAACATCTTCTGCTCATAGGCATTGACGTACGAGGCCAACGCTTCGTAAGAACTCGAAATATATTTTTCAAATTCCATCTCACAGATCTTGTTAAGGAACCCAACAACATCCTCAGTAGTCTTCTCTCGTTCTTTGTATATAATCTCAACCAGAGGGCCAAGATGCAAATAGATAGAATCGGTATCAACAGCAATAACATAATCTTCATCCTTTGTTTTGAGTATTTTGTTTAGATAATTATTCATCCGATCTTCAATCCAACGGATTGAAACCTGACCAGACAAAGTAATTGCTTCTGCATTTTCAAGTTTGTAATAACGAAAATATTCGTTACCAATCGCACCATAAGCAGAGTTCAGTTGGATTTTACGAGCCATCTGAATATTGTTAAATGTTGCGATGTCTTTTACAAGTTTAGGATCTTTAGTGTCTTCATACTTCTGTTTTGCAGCAAGCATCTTCTTCTTGTAGATCGTTCTTTCTGTGTATATCTTCTCCATGATCTCTGGTAGAAATCCACGAATGTCGGTACGGAACATCGCACCATTGGCACACACAGCATTGTCTTTGTAAAGTTGGAAGTCTATCTCTTCATTAAGTATTCGGTCAACAGTCGCTGTTGGATGTTTAGTTTCAATGAGAGTTTCTGGGGAAATATTATATTGCATAATAAGATGTGGATATAGACTGTTAAGGTCAAAAGACACTACCCAGTCATACTTTCCAGGCTTCGGTTCCTTAACGTATGCCCCAGCATACTTCTGTGATTTTGATGTTCGTTTCTTTGGTGGTATGACAATGTTTTGTTTCTTGAGATAATTGTAAATGATAGTATCCCACATTCTCACTTGATAGTGAATGTCGATAAAATTTACTTTGGCATCAAATGCCATTGTAATCGCAAGTTCAATTAATTTCAACTTATCTTCAAGTTTATCAACAAGTTGAACGTCAATGATATTGTATCGAACGAACTTATCCCAATCTTTTGTATAGAACTCACGGAAGGTATCATACTCGTCATGATCAAGTTTCTTCTCACCCAACTCGTAATTAGCGATATAATCCAATCGATATGACTCTTGATTCGTATATGTGAATCTTTTATATAGATCAAGATAATCAAGTTGAGTGACACCACCAATATCATATGTGATGTTTTTACGACCACTAATATAAACTTCGTCCTGAGATACAAGACCCCAAGGTGACAAGTCTTTCATAGACTTTTCACCAAGAATACGATTAATACGACCAGCAAGATATGGTATGTCATACATCTGAGAGTTCCAACCAGTAATCACTTCTGGTAGATTCTTTCTCCAGTATGCCAAGAATGACCTAAGAAGATGAACTTCATCATTGCATAGAATGTATGTTACATTAGGATCTCTATTTACAAAAGGTCTTGAACCAAAAGTAGTGACCTTCTTTGTTGCATAATCTTGAAGACTAATCAATAACAATTCTTCTGCAACATTCTCAACATCGGGGAAACCACTCTCTGCAGCAACCTCAATGTCAATCGTTACAAGACGAATCTTTTTGATATCAAACTGTATATGATCTTCTGGATATTTTTCTGAAATATATTGATAAACGTATCTGTCATTACCATATATTTTAAAGTTCTCAACCTCATCATATTTCTTATAAAACTCACGACAATCTCTTACAAAGCCAGGTTGAATCGGTTCAACCGAATCACCCTCTAATGTTTTATATTTTGTTTTTCTTTTAGACGGAACAAATAAAGTTGGTTTCCATTCCTCTCGATGTGTGACATGTTTTCCGTTCTCATATCCACGAATCAAAAATTGATTACCTATAAGTTGTATATTGGTGTAAAATTTCACGAAGTCACTTTAGAATACTGTTCAAAAATCATAGGGCTAGGAGTGACAAGAGTTATAATCTTATCAGAATTAATCATCACCTCATTTTGTTCAGTATAGTCTTCCATCCACTTATGTAAAGCACCATCCTCAATTTTGTAAGGTTTTGTTAATTTACAATTTGGATCTCCGAACTCAGCAGCAATCTCTTCAATCTCTGATACTACTATCTCTTGACTAGACAACAACAGGACTTTGATTACCTTTGTTTCTTCCATCGATTTTCTCCTGATAAAGTTTCTTTAAGTTTTGCATTGGTTCAACCATTGTAATCACCCAGTCAGCAGAACATGGTATTTTATTTTCTGCTGAAAGAGGAACCCAAGGATAAAAAGTAATTCCTACTTTTGAAGAGATTTCTTTTGTTGTGCCATGCTCATTTTCGACACCATTCTCTTCACTCAAAACTACAGGTTCTTCTGGTGAATACATTTTCACGATTAAAGGATCATGAAAAAAATATCCAATAACATCTTGTTCAGTTTTAATCTCTTTTACGTCAGCGATGATATCTTCACCTGACTTGAGCATTACTAGTTTGACAGTCATTTCATACTTTCTATACTAACATTATAAAAGACCACTCAACAAAAGTCAAGTGGTCTTAATTCTATAAAAATTTATTTATAGGTAATCTTTTCGAGCGTGATGTTCTGGAACTACTTTACCCAACTTAACGGTAAGAAGTCCATCTTCCAACGTGACATCTCTGATTTCAAAATCATCTGAGAGTGTCCAGGCTCTGTTGAAAGATCTCTGAGCCAGTCCTTGATGGACATACTCGGATTCTGTCTCCTTATTTTTTTTCTTTCCTTCAACGAATAATTTTCCGTATTCAGTATAGACATGGACTTCCTCCTTTTTAAATCCAGCAAGTGCGATCTCTAAACGAGACTCAGAGTTATTTACCTGTATAAGATTGTAAGGTGGATAGTTTGTTATGGTCTCAGTAAAAAACTTATCGAGATAAGTATCCATACCGATACTGTTTTTTGTGATGCGATCCATTAAATCTCCTAGATCGGCAGCACGATACCTTTGTAAGTTCATAGTTCTCCTTAAGTAAGCGAGTGTAAGTTTTGTCCCCGAAGGCGACACTACTAATTATAACAGCAGACAAAAAAATAAGGGGTGGTGAACCCCCTAACAACACTTCGGTTTCCTCCCTATTCTAGCAGTACTCTACAATGGCTGATGCAAGATTTATCTCTTACATCACATTCTGAAATACATTCAAAGTAATCATCAACAGAATCATTGGAAGATGTCTCAAGTTCGAGATTCATCCAAGGTCTTAAACTATTGAACGATATTAGATTATGCATAGATTGTTTTGATTTAAACACATAACTATCTATACGAGTTTTTAAGATAGTAACACTTCTTCATCATTTTGATCTTCTTCGTTCAAGTTTTTCTTTGTTTTTTTATCGTTCTTGTAATCACCTACTACTTCTCTAAGTAGGTTGTCAACATCATTTTTTAAGTCTGACATTACTCCTCCTCTGGTTTTTTTCTTTTGCCGATATTATACTTAGTTTCAAGATTCCAGTCATTCTTTTCTTTGTAAGAAATAACTTTTATCTGATTAAGTGGAGCTATGTCATTAACTCTATCAGTCGAGACAACACTCACTAATCCCCAATCTAAAAGTAATTGGATAATACGATTTCTTCTTTGTACATCATTAACTGTGATATTAGCTCTCTTACCGTCTAATGCAAATAATTCCTTGAAATGAACGATATAGTATCTGCCTTGTTTATGTAGAATGTGACAAGACTGATATAGTTTCTTTTCTTTTCTTGAAGCAACACCAATACGAGTCAGTGTTTCTCTTACTTTAAGAAAATCATCAGGTTCATTTAATGTAATCTCAACCATTTGATCTGGCGACCAAGTGATTTGAGGTTCGACAATCGAATTCATTTTTTGCCTCCAGTCTCAAGTCGATCTCGTATAAACGAGAGTTGTTCTCTAGTCAAAATGTTTAAAACTTGTTTCGCCTTTTCATTACTATAACCATAGTAACTTTTAACAAGTTCAAGGTTTTTGATTTGATCCTTACGAAGCCAAGGAGAAAATCTTTTCCTTTTTCTGAGACTATTTAGGAAAAAGTCATACTGTAACTTCTTTGCTAAATTAGGATGTTTATTCATTTCATTAGCAAACATCACAGAGTCTATCTGTCCAGATAAACATCTATTAATAATATAAGATGGATAACTTTTTTCAACATCTGGATCCTCATCAATCAAATTAGTTTTGTTCGTATTAATTGAGTTTAACCAATCTTTAAGTTCTGTCATTATATAAGGCAATTTTTTTATCAATGTAGACCTTTGCTTTTTTAAGGTCGTCAAGTTCTCCCTCTTGATCTTTGTGTCCAGCACGGCAAACATATTTGATTACGTTGCCTGCAAAGAAATCAAGTTCTTGATCTGCAATAAAATCCCAAACTTGAATCTTACCTCGTTGATAATGTGATGGTGAAAATTTATTCATAATGTTTTCGCTTAATAATAATTCTGTCGTTTTCATAGTCAGGTATAAATTCTATGGGATCATCGTTATCCCAACAAAGTTCTCCATACAGAGAATTTAGAATAGACATATCATCCCAAAGATCGTTTGGTTTTTCAGTCATGTTTCTCGCTCCAGTCTTTGAAATTAGTTGTGAGATTTAAGGGTTCGGGATCTTTGATACCCTTTATTTTTTTCCAATTACTGTATAGTGCTTGGAGATGCCATGATTGAGATAAACTCTTTGGCCCATTTTCAAGAAGATCGATTTCCATCTTATTTCTTGCATGAGACTTGTACTCATTTCTCCAATTTGAATCATCAAAATTTTTCATAATTTATTTTCTGATAATAACAACGTCTCCCTCATCATCGTCTTCATCCTCTGCTTTAAAAACTAAAAGTTCTTCACCAGATTGAACATCAGACATTTCTGGATGCACATTTCTTCTTTCTTGTTGTCTATTAAAGTCTCTTAAAGTTGAGGTCATCATAGCATACATGTATGCAAAGGTTGCCCCTGCAAGACAAGCAAAACAAAGAAAATATATAAAGACGCTGATATCATTCATCGGAAACCTTGTTGAAGTATCTTTTGTATGGGGACTTGTTTTATCTTATCTATAATGTCAGTCTCTATTTTGTCTAGAATGTTTACATCTAGATGCATGAATGGTGGAATGATACCTAACATTCTTAATAGTCCATCGACAAATAGTGCAAGAGTAGTAAATCCAAGAATCATACTGATGACAGTTGCATCACGATTATGTTTTGCCATAGATTCATCATCGATTCTTCGTGCTTCATCAACAGCTTCCTTAACTGCAGCCTCAATGAGAACATTAACTTCTTCTTTGGTGTAAGCATACTTACGAATTTTTTCTTCACTAAGACTTCTCTCTCTAGGATAGTCTGTGATAGGAAATTCTTGTAGAATTGTTTTGATCATAGTAGTTACCTTATGATGTCGATGTGCATATCTTTAGTCCAAACCTCTAATTCTGTTCTAAGAGAACCACTGGACTTAAGACTTTCATATCTTTTAGAGGCTTTGTTCTTCCACCATTTGATGAGATTCTCTTGATAGAATTTATCAAAGTTGATAGGATTTTTCTCTAGTTTGTCAGTATCTCCTCGAATTACTTCCCTAGAATTAGCAAATCCGTAGTCACTGAAGTAGACTCTTTTCTTCTCAGTCAGATTCTTTGCATTTGCAATTGCAGTCTGGAACTCCGCAGCCTTTTGAGAAGACGAGCTCTTTTTGATGATAGATATCATCTTTTGTTGAGTCTTTAACTTGCGACTCGAAGCGTCCTCTTTGACCAATAATTTGTTGTTGTTTCTCTCTATAAACCATTTATTTAATCCCTTAAAGACATCATCATGTAACAAAGGAGTAAAGTCACTCATAGTCAATCCTTTGTATCTCATGTATGGTTTTAATCCATCATATTGAGATGATGACTTCGTTGTGCCATAGAGTGATGTGGTCTCAAACAAACAAATGTCTGAACCATATTTACTATTTAACTGTTCTCTAGCCTCATGAGAACAACATAGTAGTGCGAGAAGTTTACCACCAAGATAATTAAATCCAAATGGTTGAGTTGGAACAATAATAAATCCCATGATTGAATGTCGATTAAACCTCTTCAACTCTGGTGGTCTTCCTAACCAATCATTACGAGGTTTGCAATTGATTGTAGGAGAACCAAAACGAATAAATCCAACAATACTTTTAGTATTAGTTTCCATGACAATCCACTTGAGTGACTTGCCAGGAATTGAACTTTCGATTGAGTGAGATGTTGTTATCTGTAGTCTCTCATTGAAATATTCATTTGTGAAACTATCATCCTTTCCAGCGGCATAAACTTTGAAGTTCATGTCGTTTGGGTGCATATCAAATGCATCAAACATATCTTCTTCAGGCCCACAGCCAGGAAGATATGTCGGCATCTTTGACATACGATCTAATTTTACATTACGAAGATATTCATCAATACGACCCATATTTGAGAAGTAATTGATAAATTGATCCGCTGCATATGCAGCATCACTTTCACTTAAATTCATCTTATAATAGGCATTTCATATAAATGTTTCTCTGCTGGTGCAGTTTTGATTAGTGCATTGACAAGAATGTCAAGAGATTCAGACATGTTACGATATCCAGTTCCAACATATATTTGTCCTGCCATCACTGATATAGTTGCAGCACCCCAGAAAAGATAATACTTGTTTGATTTTACTTGATGTTTTAATTTGTTATAAGATTTAGTCATCGTGATCATCCCAAGGATCTGCTAGGTTTTTATTTGCAAAGAAACCTTTGTACACACCGTATGCGGCCAACAAAACAGTAATCACTGCAATCGATATACCAAAGGTATAATCAGGATTGAATGTAAAGTGTGGTATAAGTGTGTCATTGCACTTTGCAATTTTCTCTGGATCACTCCAAGTGCCAGGCAAAGTATAAACTGGCGGACATGCTAAAAAAATCATAATTAGTTTTTAATCTTATGATAGACTTCTACATAAGATTCACATTTAGGACAAGTAAGGTTTGTAATTATATCATACTCCATATCTTCATCATCGTCAATGTCATGGTCTCCACCCCAGATAAGTTCTGTGTTACAATGCCAACAATTCATGACCAAATCCTCCTTAATTGACGAACATCAGTTACGCCATATAATGCTTTAACAGTTTCTTCTGCATCTTCTCTTAGATTAGATGGTGAAAAGAATTCAACTCTTGTCAATCTGTTTGACTGTAACATTATCTGTGCAGTCCATTTAGTTTCCTTCATTTGAATTCACATTCCAACATTATTTCCGTGAGTGCAGCCAAGAGATTAATTTCTTGATCTGCAACAAAGGCGATTTGATATTGATATCTAGCAATGATAAGAACTGCGGCAGGGATACTGGCATTCTTGAGAGAACCATATAGAGAGTCGTATATGCGACGTAAAAGTATAGCAGGGTCATTGTCTAAATTATCAACACACCATTTACGGACGGCGGAAAAGTTTTTTTCTTTGAGATTCTTTGTAAGGTCGTTGATTGATACATCAGAGAATGTTGCTAGAATACCTGTATCAATCTTTCCACTTGCAGAATATCTTTGACACTCATTGAGAACTCTTCTCCAATCAGGAAAGTGTTTGTTAATAAGTTCTACAATTACTTTCTTATCATACTCAACTCTTTGTTCATCAAGAATATAGTTAAGTCTCTTAAAGAACTCAACTGCAATCTCTTGTTTCTCTTTACCTTTAATAGAGAAATCTACAACTGCACATCTTGAATGTAGTGGTTCGATTATCTTATTCTTGTAGTTACAAGTAAATATGAATCTACAATTACCATAAAACTCTTCAATGTTTGCACGAAGTAAAAGTTGAACATCATGAGTTGTGTTATCTGCCTCATCAATGATGATCACTTTATGTTTTGCACCACCCATCAAAGATACCGTAGATGCAAAGTTCTTTGCCTGATTTCTTACGGTGTCAAGAAAACGACCTTCATCAGATCCATTAATAACATAAAAATCTGCACCAAGTTCATGACACAGAGCTTTTGCAACAGTAGTCTTACCACACCCAGCAGGGCCTGCAAGTAATAGATTTGGAACTTCACCTTTCTTTAGAAAACTTGAAAATGTCTTCTTTGTATTTGCAGGCAAAATACATTCTTCAATTGTTTTAGGTCGATACTTTTCAACCCAAAGAAAGTCACTCATTATTTAAAACCCTTTGTCTTTTTTGGTTTGTCTAGGACTTCTATCCTAGCATCAAAGTTAATCATGTTGCAATGATTCCACCACCACTCTTGAACTTCGTCCCAAGATTCTACAATGAAAGTAGCATAATGTTTAGAAACTATTTTGTAATGATGCCTGTCATATGGTTTGTTACAAGTTTGAGAAAAGTATCTTGGATCATCTTTTCCTATCAACTCTGTCATTCCTGTGACCTCCATTCTTTTCTCATTATAACATACTTTTCATCATACGCAGCCTTGTCTCTTACTTTTTTGAAAACAGTTGCAGAGCGGGACTTTTCACAGTGTAGTGCGGTTGGCGACTGCGGTGATACGGAACCATCGCTAGCGTACTTCTT